CATCTTGAGCCCCGTAGGCAACTAATTGCATAAGACCTCCAGCCATTTTTTATAATATGACTAAAGAAAAAAAATTTCAAATATTAAATTTAATTATAATATAATTAATGTTTTTTAATTAAAACATATATAAATTTAAATTACATTAGTTAAATATACTGCAGAAATGAATAACTTAACAAATAAAAATGTAACATTAGACAAGAAACATACAGAAATGTTGAATGAATTTCAATATAATGAGGAAGTATTAATTCCTAAATATAATATAGAAATAGAAAGATTGGAAAAATTCCTAAAAAATAGTAAAAATAAAAAAAAAACAGAAAAATTAGAAATAACTGAAAATAAAATAAAAGAATTAAAAAATACAATATATAAATTACAAAAAACTAAAAGAGATTATTTTTTAAATAATTCTAAATATATTTTTGAATATTTTGAAGAGAAAAAAAATATAACAAGTAATTTAGATAGTAAAATAACAGTAAATAATAGTAAAATAAATCAATTTTTTTATATAGGTGATAATGAAGATGATGAAAATAAAAATAAAAAAATAGAATCGGTAACAGAAGATAAAGATAGATCAAATACAATTGATAAATATTTTTATAACATAAATAATTCTTATATAAATTATGATAATTATTGTTATGAGTCTGATATATGTAAATTTTGTAAAAAAGGAGAGATGGTATATGCAGAAACGGAAGGAATTTGCATATGTAATAATTGTTCTAAATCAATGAAATATTTAATTGAAAATGAGAAACCATCATATAAAGAGCCACCTAAAGAGGTATGCTTTTATGCATATAAAAGAATAAATCATTTAAGAGAAATATTAGCACAATTTCAAGCAAAAGAAAGCACACATATTCCGCAAGATGTATTTGAAAGTATAAAAAATCAAATAAAGAAAGAGAGATTAGATATAAAAGATTTAACAAATAAAAAAACAAAAGAAATATTAAAAAATTTAGGATTTAATAAATATTATGAACATATACCATTTATAAAAGATAAATTAGGTATAAAACCACCAGTAATGTCGCAAGAATTGGAAGAAACATTATGTAATTTATTTCTTGAAATTCAAAAACCATATTCAAAATATTGTCCGCCAGATAGAGTAAATTTTTTAAATTATTATTATACATTATATAAATTGTGTGAATTGTTAGGAGAGACTAAGTTTTTGCCTTATTTTCCACAATTAAAAGATAGAGAGAAAAAAATGGAACAAGACCAAATATGGAAATTAATATGTGCGGATTTAGGATGGGATTATATACAAACTGTTTGACACTATTTATGAAGTTATTCTTGTTTGTTGGATTTCATTATTTTTAATAATATTTTCTAACCATTCTTCACATACTTTTTCACTTTTATTCAAAAATGATTTAACTTCATCATTAATTCTAACTCTAGCTTTATAACTTTTTCTACAAGGGAAAATAAAACCAGTAGTTTCAGGTGGTATATTATTTATAATTTCATATCTTCTTTTTTCTAACCATTCTTCACATAATTCTTTTTTAATACATTGAAAATAGTATCTTTTTGAATATACAGTTACACAAGCAACCCAACTGTCTCCTTTTTCATAAACATTCCCTATAGGTATTGTTTTATTTTTAGATTGTGTATTTTCAATAGTAGTAACCCATTCTAAATTAGATAAATCATTATTTAATTTATTACAATCTTTATGATGAACTTCTGGTAAATTATCTGGATTAGGAATAAATGCTAATCCTAATAAATGACTTAAATGATAAAAATTACCTTTTTCTTTTTTACCCATTAAAGTAACGCTTAAATATCCTTTAGTAGATAAATAAGGTTCCAAAAATATACATCTCTTTTCGTCTCTAATTCTTCCATTTTTACTAATAGAATATCTATTCCAACCAGGAATTTTTTTATGAATTTCATCTTCATTAAAACTTATTTTAAAATGTTGTCGTATAAGTGTATTAACATTATAAGATTTAAAGATTTCACCATTATAAAGTCCTACTTGATTAGTAGTTTTTAAATATTGACTATTTAATTTACTCCATACATTACCTAAATTAGATATTTGATAATCAGGAAAATTTTCAATATCTTTCCAAATCTCATCTTTATTAACTTCTTGAAAATGTTCTCTCAATAATTTTTCTATGCTTTTAGTAAAAGAAGATTTATTTTCATCATATAATTTGACATCGCCATTAAATACTTTTATAATTTTTTTTCTTTTGTTAGTCCAAACATTACCTTTATTTGAAATTTGATAACCTGGAAAATCATTTATAACTTTCCAAATTTCTTCTGTTTCTTCTGTCATTATAATTAATAATTTAATTATAATGTTTAAATCAATTTTTTATAATTTTAAAAAAAATGGAACAAGACCAAATATGGAAATTAATATGTGCGGATTTAGGATGGGATTATATACAAACTGTTTGACAATATATTATTTTAATAATAAAAATAATATATTTAATTAATAGATTTTTTAATTTTTTTTTCAGCAGGTTCAGGTTTTAAAAATACATACGGCTGACCATCAATATTTTTTCCAGCACGTTCATGTATTTCAAAGATTCTATATACACTTCCATGTCTAGTATTATATGGTTCTCTTTTTTTAATTCTCTCCATGAGTTCAAGAAGTTGCATATTTATAAAAATAGATATAAAATTATTTTTAAATTATTTAAAAATATATTATTAAATAATTTAAATGAAACGGCAGAGACCAAGTTGGGAAGAATATTTTAAAGATTTGGTAAATTTAACAGCCAGTCGTTCATCGTGCGAGAGATTACAAGTAGGTTGTATATTTGTAAAAGATAATCGCATAGTAGCACAAGGTTATAATGGATATATAGCAGGATGCGAACATAAAATGATAATGAAAGATAATCATAATATAGCAACAATACATGCAGAACAAAATACAATAAGTGACTGTGCAAAAAGAGGAGTAAGTTCAAATGAATGTACGGCATATATAACTCATTATCCTTGTTATAATTGTATGAAATTAATGGTATCAAGTGGTATAAATTCAATAAAATATATAAATGATTATAAAAATGATGAATTGGTAGGTGATTTAGCAAATGAAAAAGATATAAGTATTAGTAAAATAAAATAAAATTGATTATAATATAAATAATTTTATATATATTATAAAAATTATGTTAGAGAGATATAGTAATGAAAATAGTGATGAATATAGAGATATATATTATATGTATGTAAAAGAAAGTATAAAAGACTATAATAATTGGTTAAGTGTTGAAATGCTAGAAAGTACAAGTGATAAAGTTTTAATGCTAAAAGCAGATGATTTAAAATATTATAACAAATTAGTAAAACATATAGAAAAATATTTTAAATTAAAAAAAAATAATGAGCTAATTCATAATTACTTAAAAAATAAAGAAAGTCAAAATCATAAACATATAAAAAAACACTATAAAACAAATAAATTTGGAAGAAATGAAATAAATGAAATGTTATATATAATTGCTGATTGGGATGTATTATTTCATTATAAAAAAAAGAAAGGAACAACAAGAAAATATTTACGTTATGCTAAATTAGATGAATTATTTAGTGAGAGAAATCTAAATTATTTTGAAGATTTGGAAAATTTTCAAGATTTTGAAGATTTGGAAGATTTTGAAAATTTTGTACAAAGTTTATATGAAGAAGAAGAAAGAAGTTCAGATAATGAAGTAATTTTAGAAAGTAATGAATATATCTAAACACATTTATAGTGATAGGGTAATTTGATTAACAATTTTAATTAAAATATAAAATAAAGATGAAAATAATAAACTATTAAATAAATATCCATAAAAAGTAGGATTACCATCATTACCAAAAAGTGCTGGTAATATTTTTTTTAGATTTTTTTTAAAAATAGGTAATTGGAATAAAAAATATAAAACAGAAACTAAAAGAGGTAATTGAAATTCATTATAAAAAGCATCTAAACTATCTAATGTATCTTGTTTATTATTATTTTGCGAGATTAGGTCTTCAGGAGATTGAGAATTAGAAATATAATCAGTATTCTGGGTTTCGGGTATAAAGTTAGGTTTAATTTGTACGTCATTATTAACTTGTGCGGGTTGAGCAGGAATATCTCTGCTTGGTAATCCAGTGGCGCCAGCTAAAGTTGCTTTTTGCAATTGATTAATCATTTCATTATAATTATTTTGATTTTGTAATTGATTTTGTTCGGGGGCCTTAGTAACTATTTGTTGCATCATAGGGTTCGCTAATTGTGAGGTATTTTCAGCAACAACTTCATTTTGAGTTAAAACAATATTATTATTATTGGCGGGATTTTGTGGAGGAAAATCATTAGAGTTAGGAACTTGATTAGAAATAGGTAATTGTGAAATAGATGTAGCGCTATTATTAGAATTTTCCATTATAAATATTTATTATACTAAATTAAATATTTATAGACTTAATTACGCAAATTCGCGGGGAAATCGCCCCGCACGCGATTTATTGCTAAAGAATAAATATTCACGAAATAAGAGCGAAAAGTTATTTTGGGTCCTAAATATAGTTTGTATAAATGTCTTTAAGTTGTTTTAATAAAAATATTGAATTAAAAATTGATTTAAAATTATTTAAAAAGTTAAATTTAAAATAATATAATTTATGGACCTAGAAGAAGAAACTTTTACTGATATATATGGTTATATTTATAAAATAACATTTCCGAATGGTAAATTTTATATTGGACAAACTGTAAATATTGAAGAAAGATGGAAAACCCATAAAAAAAACTCCAAAAATGAAAATCATAAAGAAGCAGTATATAACGCTATGCGTAAATATGGAATTGATAAAGTTATTTTTGAAGTTATAGATCAAGCAGAAACAAAAGAAGATTTGTCTAATTTAGAAATTCTATATATATTTGAATATAATACATATAAAAATGGTGGTTATAATATGACTTACGGAGGCGATGGAGCATCTGGATATAAATTTACAGAAGAACAATTAAAACGACATAAAGAAACTATGAATAAACCAGAAATTCGTAAAAAATTATCTGAAAAAACAAAAGAATATTTTAGCGATCCAAAAAAAAGAGAAGAACAATCAGAAAGAACAAAAAAATGGGCTAGTGAAAACAAGGATAAACTATCAGAAAGAATGTTAAAATTTCATCAAGAAAATCCAGATGCAGGAAAAAAACATGGAGAAAGAATGAAAAAACTATATGAAGAAGAACCAGAAAGAAAAGAAAAAATGTCTGAACTAAAAAAACAACAATATAAAGATAATCCAGATTTAAGAAAAAAATCAGTAAATAAGAAACATCAAAATAAGCCTTCTTTTAATGCTTATAAAGATGGACAATTTATAGGAAAATTTGATTATCAATTTGAAGCAAAAGATTATATAAAGGATAAATATGATATTAAACTTACACCGTGTTATGTATTAAGTGGTAAAGTTAAATCTGCTAAAGGATTTACATTTAAATATATTGAAGCAGAAAATAGAGGAGAATCATCATCAGGTATGTCTGCCGAAGAGAGAGATGAATTAGACGAACTTAATTCTGTTGATGAAGATTAATTTAGATTATTTTTAAAATTAAAATAGTCTAAATCGCGTGTGGGGCGATCTCCCCACAGATTACGCAAATTCGATAGTTTTTTCTTTATTTCCACATTTTATGCCTTTTTCTCTCATAATAAAACATTCATTATTATTAGAATCAAAAGAGAACACTTTATCTCTAATAGCATGTTGTTCCGGACCAATAAAATCATAACAATTTTTTCCTTCGCAAAATTTTCTAAATAATGTAGCTAAACCAAGTCCTAATATAATAGATAATATAAATCTACCGCGCTCAGTATATAATATATTATTAACTGCAGTACTTAAACCTTTTCCAATCATTATATATAATTAAATATATTTATTGAACAGGAATATTGTTAATTTCAGATTTTTTAGATGGACATTTAACTTTTTCCATGTTATATTCAAAACAATTATCGGCTTTATCTTTAAATTCAACCGAATTAATATTAGAAGGAGTAGGATAAACATGAATTTTTTTTTTATCATTATCAAAATACATAAAAACAAGTCCAATAAATAAACTTACAAGAAAAACTTTAATATTAATAATTTTGAAGAAATTTTTAATAAATTTTATCATTTATATAGTATTATAAAAAAATTAATTTATTGAGGTTTTTTAATTAGTTCTAAATCTTTTAAAGTATATTTGTATTGAAATAAAAATTTATCATCTTCATCAAATTCAAGTTTATTATATTTATATTTAAGAGTTAAAATTAGTTCATCTAATTGCTTTAATTTACTAGTATATAAAAATACAGCATCTTTTAAATAAGCAGTTTCGTCGGTATCTTTATAAAGTTTTATAAATTGTTTATAATCACTAACAATTGAGTTATGTTCATTGATTTTTTCATCAATTAATATTTGAGTTTCGGTGTTATTAGTTATTGAATTATATAATGTAAATAATTGATTAAATTTTTCTTGAAAAGTTTCTAATTCACTTTTTAATTTTTCAAATAATTCAACTGCTTTATCTTCTTGAATATAATTAAATAAAAAATCAAGTTTAGTTAATATAATTTCTTTTTTTTTATTTATTAAAGATATATTTGTATCTGTTAATTCTTCATTAATTAATATAGGGTTCATTTTAATTATTTCTAAATTTAGATTACATGGGTTAGTAGTATTACCGCAAGTAGCACGTAAAATTTTGTTATTTTCATAAAAAATAGTACCACCTATTTTACCACAATTAACACATTTAAATAGTTTTTTTGAAAATAATTTTCTTTTTATCTCTAAAGAATCAGTAGAATTAATTAATTTATTTTTAAATGTTTGTTTATATGAAATAAATTTATTCTTCAATGTATAATAATTTTTCAAATCTTCTAAATATTTAGAATAATCACTTTCTTGAATAACTTGTTTTTTAATTGTATCAGCCATATTATAAATTAAAAATATATTTTTCTGTGCAATAAAGACGCTTCTGGATGATTAGTAAAATCTGGTAAATTAGTAATCATATTATTTTTAATTTTTTGATTATTTTCTATATTAGCACGATTATAATATACCAATTTAGACATAATATATTGTTTATCTTGAATAGTTTTAAGATATTTTTCTTGCGAAGTTTTATTACCTTTATATCTATAAAATAATATTATTCCTAAAATAGAAAAAAATAAGATAAATAAAGATATATTGTAAATTAAATTGTAATTATTTTGTTTATAATTACTACATTCTTTTAAAATACCTTTAAAAAAATATTTAACACCAGGTTCAATTAGTTTTGGCTTATTAAAATTTTCAGATACTTCGCTAGTTTTATTAAAATTTAAATAATTATTAATATTTTTAAAATCCATAATATATTAATAATTAGTGTTATTTTATAAAATTATATTATACATATAAATATAATTACTAATGGATGCTGTCCAAAGAGGTTCAACTGAAGAATTAAAAAAATTACCAAGCACTACAACAGGAATAATTTATTTTATAACTATAACAATTATTTATGCTTTTATGATGATTTATACTATAATAAGTTCATCAAATTTAACAAACGTAGAAAAAAATACAAATAATCCAATTTATACATTAATTTATATAATATTTTTAGTATCTGGTAGTTATTTTATAAATGTAAATTTATCAAAAAGTATATGCTTAGAAAATAGTATTCAATGGGGTAAAGTATTAACATATACAATTTTACCATGGATAATTATTTTTGGATTGTTATATTTTTTATTAGAATTATTTCCAGGATGGGTAATGCCATTTTCAAATACAATAGGTTATTTTATAGTAAATACTTTAGGTGCAACAACACTAGTAACAAAAATTTTAAAATCTTCAGAATATGAAAAAAATCCAACATTACAAAAAGCTTTATTAAATATAGAAAAAAATTATTCACGATTTATTAATGAAATAGATTCAAAACTCACTCTTTATGAAAGATTTATTGAACAATTACATAAAGAGAGTTTTACGAAGAAATTAAGTACATCTAGTATAGATGATATGAAAAAGGATTCAGCTGTAATAAATTTATTTGCATTAGTAAATATAAAACATTTTATAGGTAAAATATTTTGGTATATATTAGCAGGAACATTAATAGCATCAATATCATACAATTTTATAATAAATATGACTTGTGATAAAACATTAGATGAAGCAAAGAGAGATTATGATGAATTATATAAAAATTCAGAAGTTCCTATATATGGTAGAAAATGGCAAAAATTATCAGAAAAACCAAATCTAATTGATAATCAAGATTATACAACAAGATTATCAACTTTTGTAAATACGTATTCTGGTTATATGTTAGATAATTTAAATAGTAATAATGAAGTAGAATTAACAAATGAACAATTAAGATTAATAGGTTCTTCTTATGATGAATTACCTAGAAATAGTTATATAGAAATTAGTAGTAATTATTTTAGACCAATTGCTTAAAATAAAAATTTTTGGTGGGAGACCGCCCCCCACGCGGTAGCTATGCTTATATAAATATAAGCATAATTCTATTAAAAAATTAAGATAAATAATAAAAAAATAATAAATTTAAATAATCGTGAGAGAATTCTAACTTCGTTAATAAATAACTCAAAATATTTAAAATAAATAATTGTTTTAAATATTTTATCCAAAAATTTAAATAAATACTTGCTACAAGTTGCGAAAATATAGTAAAAAATAAAAAATAGTGTCTAAATATATTTTATTAAATTATCTTTAAGTTATTTTATTAATAGCGAAGCTACCGCGATTAAGGAGCTCTGCTCCCTAAAACCCACGTATATTAACATGTGGTTTGCTTAGCAAACCACTATTTAACGTAGGAAGGTTTAAGGAAACCTTGGTTTCTTTAAGGGGGCGGTCTCCC